GCCGGAGGATGAAGAATCGCCGGTTGAACTATTACTCATTTGGCTTCCACCTGAAAAGGTATTTAGACTATACGGATTGTTCGCCATCTTTACTTTCTTCTATTTTTTCTTGTGTCTCACTGTCTAGTGCTTCTTGCTCCTCTAATAAGTCTTGTAGTTCTGAGAGGTCAAACATCTCATCTCCTGATCCATTTGCATTTGCTGTTTCAATCCTCTGTACTATAGTAGCTAGTTTAATTAAAGCGTCATCGTTTTTTACTTGAATTTCCATGTACTCTTTAATCATGGGTACAATTAAAGTAGCATCTCCTATATTCTCTATAAGAGGTTTTAATTCGTTTATTAGGCTTTTTACCTGGTTTCTAGTAGTAGAAGAATTATCATGTATCTCCCCGAATAGGTCTGAAAGAGTTTTACCGTTGAATATTTCTTTATCTAAACTCATAGTGTTTTATTTATAATAAATAGACTAGTAAGTTTTATCTGTAAGATATCCTTGGTCGTATAGTTTTTGATACTTTCTTTTAAAGTCCTCTTTTAACACGTTAATTACCTTTGTAAGGTAGGGGGTGTCACAGTTAGTCATCTCTCTTATATAAATGTAAAGAGCTTTCTTTTTAAAAATATCTAAGTCTTGACGAGTTTTAAATAAAGTAAGAACAGCATCAGCAATCTGTAAGTCTGATTCTTTTTCGAACATATCGTCAAGTACTTCATATACTTCCTTAACCCACATGTCTATAAATTGGGAGAGATTAATATGACCTTCCTCTATACCTCTGTCTTCAATAGATGAATCGTACATTTCATCAAAGGATCCAATCTGCTTTAACTTTTTATAGTTCTTATTATTATAGTTTATTAACCACCTTTTTACTATTGTTCCGAAATACGAATATGCTTTTGCTCCATTATCAGGATCAAATTTCATAATCTTCTCTTCTAATAAAACAGAAACAATCTCGTGTTTGAGATCTTCAATTTTATTTACATCTGTATAGTAGAACTTAAAAGTATGTATAATGTTCTCTGCAAGCTTGTAAAAAGGTAAGTATATGTGATCTGTAAAGATCTTCTGTCGTTCAGCTACATCTGACGATATGTTGTATATTTTTATGTAGGACTCTGTTTCTTGAGTAAAGTAATTAGCTTTCGCTTTCTTTCGTGCCATAGTTTTCTGGGAGCATGTATCTATTCAATTCCTCTTGTACTGCTTGCATTTGTTTGAAAAATGTTCCTACTTCATCGTCGCTTTGAAATACCCCCTTTTCATCGAGATTTTGAAGATGTAGTTTTCCTTGAGTTATTGAATTAGATATATTCTGTAAATAATTTACTTGATCTTCTATTATATCTTCATGTTTTTCTACTGCATTAAGTAGGTTATAAATAATATAAGAACTAAAAATCAAGCCGGCAACTAATATGGCAATTATTATTTGGTAAGTTAACATTTTATATATTTTTTAATATGTTAGATAATCCTTCTGAGCTTTTAACTGGTCTTCCAGTTGAAGCAGTAACTTTTCTAGAAGTAGGTTTAGAGCTACCTCCATCTCTTTTCCACATATCATATTCAACTTTAGAGGCTAAGAAATCTGCTGAGTGAAGTACTGATATAATAGAGGTCTTCTGTCTAGAACCCTCCTGGTGGCTAAAAAAATATGCTTCATTAGCTTTATCGAAAACTCCATCATGGCAACGTATAGCTAGGAATTCCCTATGTGTTACTTTAATTCCGTTGTTTTGAAGAATATATAATGAGCGGTCTGGGATTAGCATAAAATCCAATTCTGAATTATTAGTATACATCTCTGAGAGTTTATCCTGTCTCCATTTATCAGTCTGAGGTATATAATTTGGTGATACTCCATCTCCTATTTTTCCTAGGTCGTGAAATAAAGCAGAGAATACTAATTCTTCTTCTGTATAATCTATAGTACCTCCCATATCTTTATAGAGTCTAGATTGCTTTACCGCATACTCTACAACTCTATTTACATGATCTACGTACCCTCCTGCAAAAGCATTATGATACCAAGTCTTTCCACTAGCAGGAGCCATAACATAATTATCTTCTAACGAAGAAAGTAAGGCTAGCACTTGATCTTTACGATTAGTAATGTAGGTCTCTACAATTTTTAAGTGCTTTTCATAGTTTGAGGCTATTTTTTCTGCTGTTATAGACATATGTTATTTATTTGATTAATTATTACTATATATATATTTATATATTTATATTACTTATTAAGTTTACTATTTATACTATTATATCTTATATACTAATTAATATATTTTTAAGATAATACTTCTAAGGCAGAATAGCAACTATTCTATAATAAACTTTAGAAAAACTTCCTCTTCTTTCCAATTATTACCTCCATCCCAATTAATATACCCACTAACATTTAAAGTATCTCCCTTTAAACCCTCTAAAACTGGGCCTATTATCCGTTTAGTATACATCTTATTAGGTATTTTACCGTGATCGCGTAAGTATAAGCGAGTCTCCTGTACTAACGGTATAAATTCTGTTAACTCTCCGGTTTGAAGTGGTACCTGTACGAAAATATCTCCGGAAAATCCTGCTGTTACTACTGATTTACTGTTATAATGGTAGAATTCATCTGTTTTAGAAGCAATTACCTCAATACTAAACCTAGGATCATACTGCCCATCGTAGTTTAACTTTAAATGGTAGTAACCATTCACATCTTGTGGAGCATTTACCTTAAATGCAACGCTACAATCCCCTCCTATACATAAGTCTGGAAGAATATCTTCCTTTTCACAAGAACTTAAGAAATAACCCAGTAAAAATAGTGAAATTAACCTCATAACCTTTATTTTTTTTTATTATACCTTAATATACGAACTATATCTTTGTTACGCAACTAATTTAATACCTTTCTTCATTTATCTTCTGTACTGCTGCAATAGCTTGGGTAGAAGAAACATTAAAACCCTCTCTATTCTTACGTACTCTGAAATCTTTAAGGTATTCATGGGTTTTTTGCTCTAAATCATGTGCTTCTGCACACTCTAAATACCAATCAGTCTCCCACTCTTCAATAACACCAGTTGCTGAGTTAATCTCCTTTAATCTCTGCTCAGGAGATGTAGTCGTAAATCCAACCTTTACTATTCCAGGCATAGATTTATTAGAAAGTACATATACATACTCTCCCCACTTAGAACTATACTCCTCTAAACGTTCTTTCATTCCATTTAATCTCCACTGACAATCTTCTGATAAACCAATATTACCCATAGCCAGGTAACTAGTTTTTCTATTCTGCATCTCTGCAATCTCCTCTTTTAACTCTTGAATCATTCCCATAACCTTTATTGTTTTTATATATACTTAAATATACGAATAATAACTCGGGTAGCCAACTAAATAACAGGTTCTTTTAAACTTTAGGTACCTCAAAATTCTTGAGTGCACCCTCATAGAGTATATCTTGACTTTTTTTAATGGTACTACATTTTTCATAGTATTCAATTCCCTCAAAATAATCTTTAAGTAAATCTAAAGCCTCATTAGTACTTGCAAAATCAAATGAATCTGATATCTTATACGCCTCATTAATATCCTCCCAATCTATTCTCTCTAGATAACCCATAAGGTTAGTAAAATACTTATACCTAACCATCTTTGTATGTCTCTTATACTCTTCTGGGTATTTCTTAGAGTATAGTACATCCATTAAATAGTAATTCTCTAAACCACGAATTACCATCCCCATTAGAACATATGGGTTTTTAAGAACTCCCGTTACTCCATGCTCCTTGTACACCTCTTCATCGCTTACTTCAAACATAGCGAAAAGATTATCTTTCTGAATCTGCTTCATATAGATAAATATAGTGATAAGTTAATTACCAATCAAGTTGGAATCCTGATATGATATTCTTATATTGTATATATGTGAAGAGCAGGAACCGTTAAAGGATCGCTTCGCTGGTGGAGGTGTGAGGGCTATAGGTAAATAAACAAGACGGCGAAGCCGTCGCGAGACGCGCACGAGTTGCACCGCAATTTTATAGTCCTTCCTCCTTGCCTACATAACTAAATAAACAAGATATGATAGCGTTTTTAATATGTGTTATAATATTAGTTACAGTCCTCGAGGTAGTAGTATCTAAGTATGGCAACAATTCAAGTATGTCTATGTTAGATGGCAAAAAAGAAAAGAAGGCTACTAATAGAGATACTACTGAGTCATAAGCTACTGGATCCACATATGGGAGTACTGAGGTATATATAAAAAGGGGTATATAGGGGAAAATTTGCCAAAAAATTTCTCTGTTATTAGTTGGAAACCCACCAAAAAGTTCATATATTAATAATAGGTAGTAAAGTTAGAGGATGAGAGTGGTATGGAGATTATGGGCTAAAGCATTAGGTGAGAAGCAAGGAAAGACAAATGAAGCGGATAGGGTCGCGTTTATTAGAACTCTTTTAATTATTCAAGCCGTGGTAACCAATGTTTTAATTTCTATCAATATTTTAATGCAATGGAAGAGTTAAATTGAATCAAAGAATACTCAGTAATGATAAAGCTACAAGGATTAAAGACAGGTGACTATATACTTACAGGTAGGTTTAAGAATAAGAAGGTAAAGGTTAATTCTATAACATACGATTTACATGGTATGCCTCTTATCAATGGACGTAATGCTTGTACTTTTAGAGCCT